TTAGCCAAAGGAGAGAAGTACTACACCCGAGAGTTAGAAAAAGAAAAATCCAGGCTTGAGGATCAGATGGATCTATATGAGAAGCGCTACGGCGTTAGGCCAACTGTTCAAGACAATACTATGGATATGCCTAACTTCGTTAGACCAGCTGTTGAAGCTAGGAGAGGTCAGAACCTCAACCCTATCTTCCTGAAAGAGGGCGGTAAGGTAAAAGGAGTAACAGCTAAGAAAAAGCGATGAAGGCAAAGAAGACTAAAACACACGAGATGGTTAAGGCACCTTCCGGTTATCATTGGATGACCGAGAAGGGCCGACACTATCTTATGCCACACGAAGGAAAGTTTGTTCCCCACACAGGAGCATCACTAGAGGCCAAGTTTAGAATCAAGTCTAAGCACAGCTAACTACAGCTTCTTGTGTCCCTTGAACCTTGGATCAATGGGTACGTTTATCTGTTCATCCCCCTCCATCTTACGGTAGAACTTACTTACCATAAGTCTACCTGTCTGGCTTAGTGCGTACCTCTTTCTATAGGTAAGCTTTGTTTCCTCACGAAACATATAGCCCTCCATACTCTCATCTATATCTGTTGACTTGAACTGTTGGTAGATGTATCCCCTTTCGTTTAGTGGGCGTATCAAACGTTGCCATACCTTTCTCTTGCTGTAGAAGTAGTTCTCAGCAACATAGTCTATGGTGAAGAAGTCTAGGTCATAGATGAATACCATAAACCTGATCTCCGCCTCAGTGAGGTCGTAGTTCTTACTCATATCTCTGAGGGCAAGGTTCAGGTACTTCAGGTAATTTGCTTTAATGTATCTATCCGGGATGCGGGAGAAATCCCGAAACATCTTTGACTTAGCGATCTCGCTCTTAGGCATAACGTTGAATTTAATATCTTTGTACAAAATTAATATTTATGAGCACGCTCTCAGGACAAAAGGTAAAAGATAAGTTTGGTAACCTACTTCACGTTGAAGGAGGCCTAACCTCCTCAACGAAGAATGTAGAGGATGGTACAGGTGATGCATCTGCACTTAAGCTTTCTACCACAGAGGTTGAGATCAATGGTACACAATCCTTCACCTCAGCACCCGCAACAGATAACTCAGAGGCTACAGGGCTTCTTATTAATAGCAGCAACGAGGTAGTAAAGCGTGAGCTCTCACCTATTGCGTTCAACGGCCAGGAATACCCAGAGCATATCTTCGCTACAGTAGGTGGTGATGTTGCTGTGTCTCCAGCAGGATATAATATTGTATATGCAGCTGTTGATAACGCTACAGATGGGGCCAGCTTCCACCTATACAATGGAACAGCTATCTTTACCTTTGATAATGCTGCTGGTACATTCAGAGCAAATGCAGATACCATAGTTAAGATATCTGGAACCTTTAGAACGGTAGTACCTACAAACAACACTACAATAAACTATACCCTTGAGTTGAGTACCAACGGAGGCTCTACTTGGTCTGCATACAACGAGCTTGATATCATCAAGTCTGTAGGAGACCCTACAGCTGTTCAAGCACACTCTTTCTTTGGTGCATTCTTTGTAACGTCTGGAAACCTTTATAGGATCCTTGTCACACCAAGTAATGACATCACCCTAAAGAGAGGAACACAAGTAGAGTTTAACCGAGTACTACCACAATAATGAAAGAAGAACATAGAAATTGTATTGAAGAGATTCAAGAGCTGATGATCCAAATCAACGAGACGATCAAGAAGCACGACCTTGAAGAAGAAGTTATTGTTGCACTAGCTGTAGGGTTCTTAAACCTGGATGATCAATCCATCCTACCAAACGGTAAGGGAGCTACAGTGAGTATGAACTTGCTATCTTCCATCACCGTAGAGGATGAGGAGGAGCTAGACGATATGCTATCCTATATATTGGATGCATACCGCATTGAGCAGGAGCAAAGCCCAAGCAACATTAACTACTGGATCAACAAGATGGATCCCGGAGATTTAAATTAATTGAAATGATACGTAAGATTATTATAGGGGTAGACCCCCTAAAAGCTATGGCTTACTATGTAGGCCAGAAGGCTGGTGAGTCTAAAGTAGACACCATTATACTTGATGAGGCCTACCTACATAAGTTTAAAGAGAAGAGATACCTAGTATACATCAAACATCCTGAGGATGGGGTGATGCTATGGAAGAGCGTGGAGAACGTTCCTGTACTCATTGAGTACGACCTAGACTTTTAACAACAGCTAAATTTAATTTATATGAGAAGTTTATACGACTTCTTTGTGCGCCTACCTAAGGCGTTCAACGATGAAGTAAAGATCGGTGATACATCTATATACATCGATCCAAAGTGGAATGAGTTTGACAACCGTAAGCAATGCGCTGAGGTGGTTGCCGTACCTGAGAAGTACGACACCCCCGTGAAGGTTGGCGACACCATCTACTTCCACCACCACGTAGTAATATCAGGGAACGGTAATGGCCAGACAGTTGACGGAGATGTTTACTTCGTACGCTTTGATCCTAACAACAGCCACGGCACACAGGTCTATGCCTACAAGGACCAAGACACTGGGGAGATTGAGCTGTTGAGCGATTGGGTATTCCTAACTCCTGAGGAGCAGCCTGATGAGGAGGTTACAGATTCCGGCATCATCCTAGAGCTGGAGAAGCCTGAGTACAACCAGTACGGATATGTGCTCTACGATTCCCCAGCAGTACAACAGCTAGGCCTTAAGAAGGGAGACAAGGTAATGATTATGAAGAACGCTGACTACAAGATGGAGGTTGAAGGTCAGGAAGTATACAGAACACACATAGATCATATCTACGCAACAGGATTCTAATGGGACGCAAGAAGATATTCAGTAGTGTAAGAGCTGGTGAGGAGCTACTTGAAGCGATGGCTGAGGCCATCCGCAACATCACAGAAGAGATTAAAAGGCCTATCGACACGGAGCAATCAGGCTCCGGTCGTCGGGCCGAGCTTAAGAGTATCAAGGAGTCAGCACTTGACGCCAAGGAACTAATAACAGAATACCAGAAGCTTGAGACAATGATAAAAGAGCTCAAGGATACTGGAGGGATTGAGGAGGCCAGAGACTTTTCTGGTGGCTTCTCAGAACAATACGCTAAACGTTAATGGCAGGACTGAAAGACATAAAGGGTTACGAGGATAAGGTGATCAACATCTGCCCACTAGATACGGCTGGTGAGATCATTGAGCTCGCTGACCTTTATATCCAGCTCCCTGCTGTGCCACCAAAGGAACAGATACTCTACCACGACAAGCCGGTGGAGGAGCAGCGCTGGGTACGCCAGGAGATGCCTACCGAGCTGTCCCGCATCCGTAGTATGGATGAGTGGTACGATATGCCTAAGGAGTTTAAGAGTAAGTACGAGCCCTACATCAAGCAGGAGTTTGAGCGACGCAACAACGGCCTTTGGTTCTACAACAATGGTGAGCCTACATACATAACGGGTTCACACTATATGATGCTACAGTGGAGTAAGATAGATGCCAGCTTCTACGGTTACTACCTTAAGTTCCAGCGAGACATCAACTACCATATGGAAGCCTGTATGGTAGACCCTAGATGTGCAGGGCAGATATATACGAAGTGTCGACGCTCTGGTTATACCAACGTCGCCGCTAGTAAGGTAGACGATGTAGGTACTTCTACCTACGATGTCACCGTAGGGATAATGTCTAAGACGGGTAAGGATGCACAGGAGAACATCTTTATGAAGAAGGTAGTAGGTATGTATAGACACTACCCATTCTTCTTCAAGCCTATCCAGGACGGTACCACTAACCCGCGCCAGGAGCTCGCATTCCGTGAGCCTAGTAAGAGGATCACTAAGAACAATAAGACCAGCTCCAAGGGGCAGGCACTCAACACGATCATCAACTGGCGTAACACCACATCCAACGCATACGATGGGGAGAAGCTTAAGCTGTTGTTCATTGACGAGGGTGGTAAGTTTGAGCGCCCTGAAGACATCCTTGAGGTATGGCGTATACAGCGTACCTGTTTGATGGTAGGTCGTAAGTTTGTAGGTAAGGCCATCATCGGATCTACCGTAAACCCATTAGACAAGGGAGGTAAGAACTACCGTGACCTATGGGATATGTCTAACCCTAAGGATAGAAACTCCAACGGCAGAACGAAGAGTATGCTCTACAGAATCTTTGTCCCGGCCTACGAAGCCTTGGAGGGCTTCTTTGACCGCTACGGAAACCCAGTGGTTGAGAACCCCGATGAGGCGGTGATGGGCATTGACGGTGAGGAGATAACCATAGGTGCAAAGACCTACCTGAAGAACGAGCGTAAAGGATTATCGGGAGACAGCAATGAGCTCAATGAAACCATACGTCAGTTCCCCTTTACTGCTGAGGAGGCGTTCAGGGACTCTACGAAGTCTAGCCTCTTTAACATCGCTAAGATCTACGAGCAGATAGAGTACAACCAGGACCTCTACCCACAGCCTGTGGTTAAGGGTAACTTTGTTTGGGCGAACGGTAAGCAAGACACGGAGGTGATCTTCAGGCCTGACGACAACGGCAGGTTCCGTGTGGCGTGGATGCCACCCGTAGAGCTGCGTAACAAGATATCTGTTGAGCGAGGGAAGAAGTATCCTGGCAACGATTGGCTCGGCGTAGGTGGTGTCGATAGCTATGACCTGGATGCTACGGTAGATGGCCGGGGATCTAAGGGTGCGTTCCACCTGTACAATAAGTTTAATATGGCACACCCATCCAATATGTTTGTGGTGGAGTATGCCTCACGCCCACCACTGGCCCGCATCTTCTACGAGGATGTGCTTATGGCCTCTGTGTTCTATGGGTATAAAATACTAATAGAGAATAACAAGTACGGTATCGCTAGATACTTTGAGACACGCGGTTATGATGAGTACCTGATGGATAGACCAGAGCACCTGAAGTCAACAGCTAGAGTAGCTGTTAAGACGAAGGGTATACCCTCTAACTCTCAGGACGTTATACAGGCACACGCCCAGGCGATTGAGTCCTACATCCACGACTATGTAGGTATGAATGACGATGGTCATTACCAGCCGATGTACTTCAACAGAACGCTAGAGGATTGGATCAATTTCCGTATCGACAACCGTACACAGTATGACCTTACCATCTCCTCAGGGCTGGCGCTACTAGCTGCCCAGCGCGTGAAGAAGGAGAAGCCTAAGGCTAGCTTTGACGATAAGAAGTTCTTCCGTAAGGGCACATCGATCCAGCGTTGATAAAAACGTTATCTTTGCGTTTGATAACGATTCAGCGAAACGATGAATAATTACAAGAAATCTTCTTTTCCAGATCCGCTAGCAACTACGGAGGAAAAGGTACAAAAGGCATACGGATTAGAATATGCCAAAGCTTTAGTTGCACAGTGGGGAGGGATAGACTCAGAAGGAAGTCTATACCGTAGACGCTATAAAGAGTTTGAGACCTCACGCCAATACGCCAACGGTACTCAGGATACTACTATATACAAGCAGATTCTAAACTCGCTGGACCCTAACAATGGTGACGGCACGATGATGACGCTAGACTGGACCCCAGTACCTATCATCCCTAAGTTCGCTAAGATCGTTGTCAACAAGATTATCTCCTCATACCGCTACCCACAGGTAGAGGCCATTGACCCTATCTCACAGAATGAGAAGGACATCAAGAAGAAGAAGGTGGCCCTACGCATTGAGAACAAAGAGATGTTTGAGGAAGCGAAGGCTGCAGGTCTAGAGGTAGACGTAGATCCATCTAAGCTACCACAGACACCTGAGGAGGTAGAGATATTCCTAGAAACAAATGTAAAGACAGACGCAGAGATCGCCGCACAGCTAGCTACCAATATGACGCTAAGCTGGAATAACTTTGACGAGCGCATCTACCGCAGAGCTGTTGAGGATTTGGTGAACTGTGGTATGGCAGTGACCAAGAGAAGCAACGACCCGAACTACGGAATCCAGGAGGAGTATGTAGACCCGACGTTCTTCTTGCACAGCTACACAGACGACCCTACATTCTCAGACATCGTATATGCCGGCCACATCAAGCGCATCTCTATCCAGGAGTTGAAGCGATTGGCGGGTGATCAGTTTAGTGAGGAGCAGTACCAGAAGATGGCGAAGACCGTAATGAACAAGTACGGCAACGACTCATCACGATTTATGGAGAACTACTACGACCAACGTCTCAGCCGTTATAACTACGGCTACGACGAGTTCTCTATTGAGGTGTTGGACTTTGAGTTCCTCTCTGTAGACTCTATGGTTTACGAGAAGAAGAAGTCACGCTTCGGCAATATGGGCTTCTACTACAAGGGCAATACTTACGAGACACCTAAGAACTCAGTATACGACCGTGAGCCTGTACAGATGAATAACGCCACAGTATATGGCGGTATGCACATTGTAGGTACAGACTACGTATTCAACTACGGCCAGAAGAACAACGTACCTAAGAACATCCACGACCTTACAAAGGCGACGATGTCATATAGCGTTGTAGCTACGAACATCCGCAATATGATTCCTAAGAGCTTGGTATCAAGCATCATAGGCTTTGCTGATCAGTTGCAGCTGTCACACCTTAAGATCCAGCAAGCTATCGCTAAGGCGAAGCCTGACGGTATCATCATTGATATTGAAGG